CCACAAGGCCCATCCGGTACAGTTGATACTAGTTCAATGAATGCAGCTATAGATGCACGTGTTGATACAACATTTGTTAATAATTTAAGTGTTGATGCAGGAACTATAGATGGATTGGATAGTACACAATTTGAACAAACAAGTAATAAAAATCAAATAAATGGTTATGCTGGTTTAGATGGTACTGGTAAAGTTGCTGCTTCACAATTACCTAGTTATGTTGATGATGTTGAAGAATATGCAAACTTTGCTTCATTTCCAGTAACTGGTGAAACAGGTAAAATATATATTGCTCAAGATACAGGTGATGTTTATAGATGGTCAGGAAGTTCATATGTACAAATTAATGATGCTGTAACTTCTGCTGATCAAGCAACAAGATTAGCTACTGCTAGAAATATTTCATTAACAGGCCCAATAACTGGATCTGCTAGTTTTGATGGAACAGCTAATGCTTCTATTTCAACAACATTAGATTTATCTGGTAAAACAACTTCTGATTTAGCTGAAGGAACAAATAAATATTATACTGATTCAAAAGTTCAAACAGTTATTGATACAAATACAGCAGGATTTATAACTGCAAGTTCTTCAGATAATTTAACAAATAAAACTGGTGCTATATCACAATGGACAAATGATGCAGGTTATTTAACATCTGAAACTGATAGTCAAACTTTATCATTTAGTAATCCAAATTTAAGTATTTCAAATGGTAATACTGTTGATTTATCAAGTTTATCTTCTAATCCATTTGATCAAACTTTAAATACTACTGATGATGTAACATTTAATGAAGTAACAGCTGCAGAATTTATTGGTAATTTACGTGGTGCTACTTTAATGAAATCACAAGCAGGAGAAGCTTTAACAAAAGGTGATGTTGTTTATATTTCAGGTGTAAGTGGTAATGTCCCAGTTGTATCAAAAGCGGATGCTGATGATAGTTCTAAAATGGCAGCAGTTGGTCTTGCAAATGCTACAGTATCATTAAATGCTGAAGTTGATATTTTAACATTTGGTCAAATGACTAATATTGATACAACACAAAATATTGGTGGTACTTGGATTGAAGGTGATAGTTTATTTGTAGATACTACAGCAGGTAAATTAACTAAAACACAACCAAGTGGTGAATCTAGTCAAGTTCAAAAAATTGGTAAAATTGAAAAAGTACATGCTTCAACAGGTATATTATTAATTCAAGGTGCTGGTAGAAGCAATGCAACTCCAAACCTTGATGATGGTAAAATATTTATTGGTAATGCATCAAATTATTCAACAACAAGTACTTTAGATACATCAATTGTTCCTGAAAATACTAATTTATATTATACTGATGGAAGAGCCGATGCTAGAGTTGCTGCTAATGTTATTGATGAAGATGATATGATTACTGATAGTGAAACTAAAACACCATCTCAACAATCAGTTAAATCTTTTGTTGAAGGTCAATCAATAACTATTAATGGCACATCTGTTAATTTAGGTGGAAGTGTAACAGTTGGTGAAACAAAACCTACTATTACTTCTATATCTCCAAGTACAATAGATAATACTGAATCAACAATTACAATTACAGGATCTAATTTTATATCAGGTACTCAAGTTGAATTTATAAATACTGCTACAGGTATATGGTATCCTGCTTCAACAATTACTTTTAATAATTCTACATCATTAACAATTACAATTACTTTATCTGTTGATGCTCAATATAGAATGAGAATTGAAAACCCAGATGGTAATGCAGTTATATCAAGTACAAATATATTAACTGTATCTGATGCCCCAACTTGGACAACTGCTTCAGGTAGTTTAGGTTCTTTTGCTGGAGATTTTTCTGGTACACTTGCAACCGTTGCAGCTACTTCAGATAGTGCTGTAACATTTAGTGAAGTTGGAAGTAATTTGGCTACGGCTAATGTTACTTTATCTTCTGCTGGTGTTTTAAGTACAACAGATTTTGGTGGTTCATCAACAAGTCCAACCACTTATAATTTTACAATAAGAGCAACCGATGCTGAAGGCCAAACTGCTGACCGTAGTTTTAGCTTAACATCAACATTTGGTGCTACAGGAGGCGGACAGTTCAATTAATGAATAAAATTAAAAAAGGAATAAAAAATATAATGAATAAAATTAAAAAATTAATTAAAGAAATAGTGGGGGTTAACTAATGGCTAATACACAATTAACAAGGTCAGTAACAACAACAGGTAATCAAAAAACTTGGACTATTTCAGTTTGGGTTAAAAGAAGTAAATTAGGTTCAAATCAATTTATATTTTCTTCAAAAAATGTAGGTGAAACAACTTTATATTTTAGAGCAGAAGATGATTTACAATTAGAATTATATGATGGTAATAATTATTATCTTAGAACAAATAGATTATTCAGAGATACAAATGCTTGGTATCACATAGTTGCCATTTGGGATAGTATTAGACCTACTAATACAGATAGAATGAGACTATATGTTAATGGAGTACAAGAAACTTCATTTGGTGCTGCTGTTTATCCTCCACAAAATTATGATAGTTATGTAAATCAATCTGGTGCAACAAACAGAATAGGTAATCAAGCTCCAGCTACTTCAAATTTTTTTGACGGCTCTATGTCACATTTTCATTTAATAGATGGAAACGATTATAATGCTTCATACTTTGGAGAAACAGATGCAACAACTGGAGAATGGAAAATTAAAACTTCTCCATCAGTTACTTATGGAACTAATGGTTTCTTTATTTTAAAAGATGGTAATAGTGTTACTGACCAATCTGGTAATGGTAATAACTTTACAGTTGCAGGTGGTACACTTACAAAAACAGAAGACTGTCCAAGTAATGTATTCCCTACAATCAATCCTTTAACTTATTCAACTGCAAAATGGAATTTAGAATATGGAAATTTAAGAACTAATGGTTTAGCTTCTGGAGAAAGTGCTGCTTGGAGAAGTGTATATGGAACACTAGGTGCATCAAGTGGTAAATATTATTTCGAAATGAAAGTAACTAGCACTTATAGTGTTGATCCGAATTATATTATTGTAGGAATTATAGATGCAGAACAAATGGAATATCCAGGAGATAATGGACAATTTACTGATAACTCAAGAGGTTATGGTTATCAAGGTACAAATGGAAATAAAGTAAATGCAGGAGGTAGTTCTTATGGAGCAAATTTTACTACAAATGATATAATAGGTTGTGCATTTGATTTAGATAATCATAAAATTTATTGGAGTAAAAATGGTGTATGGCAAAACTCTGGTGATCCAACATCTGGTGCAACTGGTACAGGTTCAGCTTTTGATTTGGCAACTGGTTATACATATTTACCTGCTGTAACACATTTTTATGATGACGATAGAATTGAATTTAATTTTGGCAATGGCTACTTCGGAACAACAGCAGTATCTAGTGCAGGAACGAATGCAAGCGGAAACGGGATTTTTGAATACGATGTCCCAACAGGCTATACGGCCTTATCTACGAAAGGATTAAACTTATAATGGCATATACAACAATTAATAAATCTTCTGATTATTTTAATACTAAACTTTATACAGGTAATCAAAGCACAAATGTTATTACAGGTGTAGGATTTCAGCCAGATTTAGTCTGGTTAAAAAGGAGAGATAATGAACATCATAATCTTTATGATGCTGTAAGAGGTGTAACTATAGCTATTCGTACAAGTATGCAATTATCAGAAGGTGCAGATGTAAATGGATTAACTTCGTTTGATAGTGATGGATTTACTTTAGGTAATGGAACAAATCAAAATGCAAGTGGTGTAAGTCATGCTTCATGGAACTGGAAAGCAAATGGTGCAGGTTCATCAAACACAGATGGAAGCATAACCTCAACTGTTAGTGCTAATACTACAAGTGGATTTAGTATTGTTACTTGGAATAATAGTTCTAATTCTGGAACAATTGGGCATGGTCTAGGAGCTAAGCCAAGTGTAATTATAACAAAAAAAAGAGATGGAACAGCAGGTTGGGTATCTTGGTTTCAAGGATTAGGTACTTCTAATGAACAAAGAAATTATATTTATTTAGATTCAACAAATGCTAGTGGAGTTTCTTCAATTGATTATTGGGGAACATCAATAAATTCAAATACATTTGGAGTAGCTAGTGGTGGTTATGATAATAATAATGGTTCTATGTTAGCCTACTGCTTCGCAGAGAAAAAAGGATTTAGTAAGTTTGGTTCTTATTCTGGAGCAGGTTCTAATCTGCCATTTATTTACACAGGATTTAAACCTGCATTTCTTATAATAAGAAGAACAGATGTTGGAGACAATTGGGTTATGTTTGATAATAAAAGAAATGAATTTAATCTTACTGATAAAAGATTATATCCTAACCTTCCTTCTGCAGAAGGAACAGCAAGTAGTGTGTCATTAGACTTATTATCAAATGGATTTAAATTACAAGGAACTGATAGTCAAATAAATAATCCTAGTGGTTCATACATCTACATGGCATTCGCAGAAGCACCATTAGTAGGCTCAAATAATACCCCAGCAACGGCTCGTTAATATGTGGTTTAGTGCTTTAAAATTAGGTATCAATGCCGCCTCTCACATTTATAAGAAGCGGCAAGAAACCAAAATGGCTATGGCAGATGCACAACATATGCATGCTTCTAAAATGGCTCGTGGGGAAAGTGAATATCAGGGGAAATTATTAGAGGCCAGACAATCAGATTGGAAAGACGAATTTGTTTTAATTATACTTTCGGCTCCAATTTTAATTTTGGCTTGGGCAGTGGTATCGGATGATCCAACTGCTATGGATAAGATAAAATTATTCTTTGATTATTTTAGTCAATTACCCAGTTGGTTTACTAATTTGTGGATCCTAGTTGTTGCCAGTATATATGGTATAAAAGGTACACAAATATTTAGAGGTGGTAAAAAATAAAATTTAAATTATAGGGTGGTATAAAAGCCACCCTGTAATCATTCAAAATATTTTTTGATCATTTCTAGTTGATCATCATATTCAGATATAATTTTTAATTCTTTTTCTATAGTTTCTACAATATCAGGATGCTCAGCTATACCTGTTGATTTTTGTAATAATAAAATTACATTTGCTTTATGTTTTTCAATATGACCTTTAGCATGGGCCTTTAATGCTAATATTAATTGTTCCATCATTTTTATACCTTATACATTGTGTATTTAACAGTTAATTCCTCACCTTTTTTAATTAATCTATTCGTGATTAAATATGTTCTTTCTTCATAAATTAAATCTTCCTTTTCTTTTATACAATTTGGTTTATTACTATGATTAATAAATCCACCTAATGGTGTTCTTATAATTTCTGAAAACTCAGTTATATAATGCATCATTCCTAAATTAGTATCTTTCTTTATATCTTTAGTAGCAAATAATCCTAAGCCTTCAATATCAGATTCTTTTATTGTTAGTGTATTTGGTAATGGTTTATATTTCATATTTCCTTTATTTGTGAGCCTTTTAAACAGGTTGCTCAGCTGCTTCGGTTTACTAGTAGTGATGTAGGCCGAGAGAGGAAAAGCCTATTGCTCATCCACCTACCATTGTCTGTTAGCTGTTGCCTATAAGGTCTTACGTTCAGTTCTAACTTCTAACCGAAACTGGTTATAACACTTCTTTAAAAGCTAAATTATTTTCATTATAATTTAATCTTCCTGTGTCTACATTATAAATTGCTTGTCCACACATACCTGTATCACCACTAAATCTAGACTTTAATACAGCAAATTTAACTATATTTCTATCTCGTTTTTCAGCAGCCATCATGTTTCTAGCAAAACCTATAATGTCAAAGCTTATTTGTTTTATACTTCCAGATCCCTTTATAGAATCTAAATTAGGCATAACACCTTCTTCAAATGACTTAGCATCTCCTGGACTTTTTCTTAAATGAGATATCAAAGTTAAATGAATATTATACCTTTTAACAATCTTTAATAAAGAAGACATAACCTTGTCAACAGCTTCATTACCTGTTGCTCCATCAACACCTTCACTAACGGCAATTGTAATATGATCAAGAATTAAATAATTACAACCTAAAGCCGCTAAATATTCAATCCTATCCAATAAAGAACTATCAGCTACAGATCCTTGGTGGTCTAACAATATTAATCTTTCATCACCAAATACTTTTTCATAACCTTTTCTAGCTTCTTCATCACTAACATCACCTGGCATTCTAATATTTTTATTAATAGACATACCAATTAATTTAGTTGCTGTATCACCTATAGATTCTTCTAAAGATATTAAACCTATTTTATCTTCAGTTTTTTCTAATAAATTTAAAATAGTTTCTTTAACAACTGTTGATTTACCTGAACCTGTACCAGATGTAAATAAAGTAATTTCACCTAATCTCATTCCAAATAATTTATCATTTAAACCTTTTAAACAATCAGGATAAGCAATTGATTTAACTTCAGATCTTTCTTTAAATGCTTGCCATATTTTTTCACCAGTAATAAATGCATCAGGTTTATATACTTTAGCACTCCATACATCTTGTAAATATTCATCAATTAACCCTTTTGATAAAGCTTCATTAGCATCTTTATGAACACTATTTACAATATGTGCTTTACCAGGTTTAATAATATGTGCAACATCTTTTGCAGCCTCAATACCAAACTCATCATTATCAAATGCTATAAATACTTTTTCATATTTATTAACAAAATCTAAATTAGATGCAATATTTCTTCTGGCACTTTGGGCTCCATTAACAATTGATACCACATCAAATTGAGCCTTAGCCTTTGTAAGCATTTCTAATATTGATAAACAATCTACTTCACCTTCAGTAATAACTAGGTTTTTTCTTTTACCACTATTAACTTGATTAAACAATTCAGGGACTTCAGCTTTACCAACAACTCTAAAATCTTTGGTAGCAACTATTCTTTTCTTATATGCTTTAATTTT